CAGTGCCACGCTGGCCGTGGGGCGCAGCATGATGCAGCCCCCGACGCTCGGCACATCCACGCCTTCGCCAATCAGCGCGCAGCTGGTGAGCACCTTGATGCGGCCGGTGCCAAGGTCGCTCAGCAGTTGGCGGCGCGTGGTGGCATCCATGCTGCCGTCGATGCTGGCGGCAGGGATGCCGGCACTTATAAATAGACGCGCCACCGCCTCGGCATGGGCCACGCTGCAGCAGAACGCGATTGCCGTCTGGCCATCGAGGTGCTTGCGGTAGTGGCTCAGGCAGTCGCCCATGATCGTGCCAATCCGGTGCTCGGCCTCTTTGGTGTCGAAGTCGCCCATCCGTTTGCGCAGGCCAATGGTATCGAAGCCCGGCGGCGCTAGCACTCGCGCAGGTGCTAGGTAGCCGTTGTCGGTTAACCAGGCAGCGCTGGGGCCTTCCACCATTGCCTGGTAGTGCTCGCCAAGGCCGCGGCCATCAAGCCTGATCGGTGTTGCGGTGACGCCTAGCAGGTGCGCTTGGTGGAAGTGCTCAAGCGTGCGCGCCCAAGTGCCGGCATTGCTGTGGTGGGCTTCGTCGATGATCACCAGCTGAAAGAAGTCACGCGGCAGCTTATGGAGCCTGCGGGCCAAGGTCTGCACACTGGCCACCTGCACTGCTGCGGATAGGTCCATTGCGCGGTTGGCGGCGATCACACCATGCGGCATCGGCAATGCGCGGCACGCTTGATCCAGCAGCTCCTGGCGGTGCACCGCGATCAGCACGCGGTTACCTTTCTTGGCGGCAGCTTGGGCAATGTGGCTGAAGCACACCGTCTTGCCAGCGCCAGTCGGCAGCACTGCCAGCACCTTGCGGTGGGCTAGCTGGTACTGCAGGCGGATGTCGGTTACTAGCTGTTGCTGGTAGGGCCTTAGTTGCATGGCTTGTAACGGTTAAAAGCTTCACGAATGCGATGAATGCCAGAATGACATTCTTTGCACGCAATCATGATGTTGTCGGGTACATCTGCGCCGCCATCTTTGACTTCAATAATGTGATGCGCCTCAAGCGGTAGCATTGGCTGAAGTAATTTAAGCAGTGCGCGATCACGTAAACAAATCCAGCAATAATCCCGCATATCATCCGCCACCAAGTCAAACAAATCGCGGTTGACTTTGCGGCGGAGGGTTTTCAGTTCGCTTGGCTTTGAGATCCACATATGCCCATGCGTAGCGCAGCGAATTTCGCCGTGATGCTGGGTATCGGGTCGAAGCTTGAACGGTGATTCTTGCCCGCATTTTGGACAAGGCATGGTTTCCATGGGGAAGCCAGCAGTGCCTTGACACCTTAGCCAAAGTCGCTAAGCTTGGCAAGCCCTCAACCGAAATCGTGCATCCCATCTCGGTTCTCTTTACGCCGGAGCAGGTCCGCTGGCTTGATGCCCGCCGCTCCGACGGCCTTTCTCGAAGCGCTGTAATCCGGCTTGTCGTGGCCGAGGCCATGCGCCTGCACCGCGACGGCATCCTGCCGGCAACCAAGTGATGACCCTTTCTAAAGAGCTTGCGCGCCTGCCGGACGGCTGGGGCTATGTCGCTGTGGATGACCAGAAGCGTCCATACCAAACCAAGTGGCAGGAGCGACCACTGGACAAAGCCGGCTTACAGGCTGAACTAGACGCTGGCCACGCCAAAGCGATCGGCGTCTGCTGCGGTGTGCCATCCGGTGGCCTGCTGTTCTTGGATCACGATGGCCGCAGCGCCAGCACCATCCTGCGCGACTGGGGTTGTCCCATGTCGTCCCTGCCGCGTTCGTGGACCGTTACATCAGGCCGCGACGGTAGGTTCCAAGTCATCTACCGCGTACCCGAGCATTACTGGGCTGGCATCGCCACGCGGAAATACAAATCCGGTGTCACTGACTCCGAAGGCAAGCCTGAGCAGATCGAACTCCGCTGGACTGGGTGCCAGTCCGTTGTTGCCGGCGCGCACCCAACCACCACCGGCTACCACTGGGTTGCTAAATACAGCCCTGAAGACCTCGACCTAGCCGAAGCGCCGCTGTGCCTGATTGAGCGGATGCTCAAACCAGCAGCCGAGCCGGCGCCATTGCTGGTGGCTACCGGTACTGACGACGCAGCCAGGGCGCGGTCATACCTTGAAGCGCTCTCCGGTAGCCGCGCTGATGATTACGACGACTGGCTAGCCGTCGGCATGGCGCTGCACAGCCTTGGCGATGACAGCCTGCTTGATGACTGGGAGCACTGGTCAACGCAGTCCGGCAAGCACAAACCCAGCGACTGCCAACGCAAATGGCGCAGCTTCAAAAAGTCCGGCATCAGCCTTGGCACCCTTGGCGACATGGCCAAGAAAGATGGCTGGCGGCCATCGCGCCGTGAACCAAGCCGGAGTGTGGCCGCTGACCCTGCTGGCGGTGGAGACGACAAACCGCCGATCATTACCAAACCGGAAAAGCTGGAAACTGCAGAGCTGCTGGCGTTGCTGCGCAGCCAGTCCGATGAGATCCGCTACAACCTTTTTACCCAGCAAATCGAGATAAAAGGCAAAGTCATCGACGGGGCTGACCGCTTTTACCTAAAGCTGGCCGAAATGGGTTACAAGGTCGGCAAGGAGCTGGCTATCGACTGCCTAGTGCAGGTGGCCAGTGAAAACCCCTACAACCCCGTCACCGAATACCTACTCCACTGCGAGCAGCACGTCGAGCCGGCCTACATCGACGGCTTGGCCACCGCTTACCTGCGCCCTATTGACCAAGCGGATGGGCCGACCATTTACGACGAGATGCTTAAGCGGACCCTGATCGGTGCCGTCGCTAGGGCATTTGACCCCGGCTACAAGCACGACACCGCCTGCGTCATCATGGGCGATCAAGGCGCGTACAAGTCCAGCTTTTGGGGATGTCTCGGTGGTCCGTTTTACTCCGACGCCCTAGGCGATATCAGCACCAAGGACGATGTAATGGTGCTTCACCGCTCTTGGATTATGGAATGGGCAGAGCTAGATCACATCACTAACCGTAAGCATGCTGGCCAAGTTAAGGCCTTCTTATCGCAAGCCGTTGATCTACTTCGGGTGCCATACGGTAAAGCTGTTGAGGCCTTTCCTAGGCGTGGCATTATCGTTGGCACCACCAACAAGACCACGGGATTCTTGGTTGATGAAACCGGAAATCGTCGCTTTTGGGTAATCCCAACGACTAAAACGCAAGTCGATCAAATTAACACTGCAATGCTTCTCATGGAGCGCGATGCGATCTGGGCGGCTGCTGTTCAGGCATATCGAAGCGGTGAAACTAGCCGCCTGCCGGTTGCAATGGAAGTTGCAGTTCAGCAGGAAAATGATGCCTACATGATTGAATCACCGTGGCGTTCAGCCATCCTTGGATACCTTGCTGACCGCCGATCCATGGAGGTGTTGACCTCTGAGGAGATCCTCGCCAAGGCCATCCAGAAGCCCATGGAGCGCCAGACCAAGGTGGACCAGATGCAGGTCGCATCCATCCTGAAGGAACTGGGTTGGACCAAACGCCGTGAATCATCCGGCAAACGTCGCTGGTACTACCAGTTGGACGACCAACCTAAGGGCTAGACGGCCAGACGCCTTGCGCTGCAGCGCATCTCAGCCGCCTAACCTCCGGACTGACCCACCTCCCTTACAGAGTTACCCCGTACCCCCCCCCTCCCTCTATTTACTTACTTTGTATAAGAGGTTAGGTTGGTTAGACGGTCGGACAAAGCCAGTCATACCAAGCCGTCTAACCCCGTCCAACCTCAAAACCCCCCATGCAAGAGATCAAAGTCCGTTTTCAGCCGTCAGACATCGCCGCCCTGGACCAGCAGGTGGCCACCGCTGGCACCACCAGAGCGCAGCTCATCCGTGACAGAGCGTTAAGCCTCCCTGCTGCACGGTTGACCACGGTGGATTACCATGCGCTGGTTGCTGATGCAGTTAGCGCCATGCGCGGTGACTTGCCTCGGCTGCAGGTTGAATATCTCGTTGCTTATGTCATCACCAGACTTGATCAACATCACCGCCAAGCAGTCGCCGGTCATCAACCGATTGCATGACACGCTGGTGCTGGCACGCGCCTATGCCGATGCCATCCGCGACAACGCACAGGATGATGACCGCCCCATCCCACTGGAGCTGGTGGCATCATTCCAAGCCGACTGTGATGGCATCCTTTGTTCCCTTTCCGAAGCTGCTGCTCAATGAAGATCACCTGCACCCAATCCGACCTGAGCCGTGCGCTGCGTGCTGTGGCGCGTGCCGTCGGCAATGGCAAGACGCATCCGATCCTCTCTGGCGTACTGCTCCGCGCTGATGGCGGGAAGCTGCAGCTCACCGCCTATGACCTCAGCATCGGCATACAGACCAGCATCGACGCCATGGTTGACACTGCTGGCGCCACCGTCGTGCCGCATCGCCTGCTGGCGGACATCACAGGCCGATTGGATGGCACCAGCGTGGTCTCCTTGACCCTTGACGGTGATCGCGTCGCACTGGCCACTGCAGGGGGCTCCTACAGCCTCTCAGCGGCGCCTGCGGATGATTTCCCCGGCCTGCCCGCAGTGGCGGCTGCTGATGGCGCTGCGATCGACCTGGCGGCGCCATTGGCTGCGGTGCTGGTGGCAGCCAGCACTGATGAATCGAAGCAGGTGCTTACGGGCATTCACTTGGTATCCGACGGCAAGGAGCTGCGCATGGAAGCCACCGATGGCCACCGGCTCGCATCGCGCACGCTGGCCTGCAATGCGCCGGACATGGATGTAGTGATCCCTGCTCGGGCTATGGCTCAGGTGCGGAACCCTGCGTCCTTTGCCGTCGATGGCGGCCACGTCGCAATCCAGCTCGATACGGCCACGCGCATGATCACCCGCACCTTGGATGGCACCTACCCATCAGTGCAGCAGCTGATCCCTGCCACCTTCAAGACCCTGGCCACCTGCAACCGTGAAGCGCTGCTCGCGGCACTGGAGCGGATCGCGTGCGTCTCGCCTAATGACATCGTGCGACTGACCGTCAAGGCTGGCGCCATTGAAGTGACCGCCGAATCCGAAACCAGCAGCGGCGCTGAATCCGTCGCATGTGATGGCAAGCTGCCGCAGCTGGCCGCCAACGTCCATTACCTTATGGATGGACTGAAGGGATACACTGACACTATGATTACCATCCAGGCCAACACATCTACCTCGCCTGTCGTCATCGGCCAGACTTATCTGGTGATGCCAGTCCAAATCCGGGAATAATACAATGGCGCGCAAGTGCAACAATACAGAGTCAGAACAGCGCACAAATGCTGTCTATGACTTGCTCTTGCGCGCTCATAGCAGAAAACAGATTATTCAGTTTGCCGCGGAAAACTGGGGGATAGGTGATCGCCAAGTTGATTCCTATATCGCCCGCGCTCGCGAGCTGTTGTCTGCTGATGCCAAGCTGGAACGGTCGCAGTGGCTTGAAGCGGCCATTGCACGAGCGATGGAATACGAACGCCGCGCTGCCGAGAAAGACCAGCTCAACACGGCGCTGATTGCACTGGACAAGCAAGCGCGGCTGCTGCGGTTTGAAATGAGCTAGCTAACATGCTTGTATTGCAGGGTTAGCCATGGCACGTCGTTACGCACGAGACAACAGGGGTAGGTTTTCCAGCACTGGAGCAACTGCTAGAGGTGGTCGGCTGAGGACGGCGGCAGGGAACAAGCGTGCAACGCAGACCATGCGGGCTAGCAGCGCTAAACCTTCCGGCGCCATTAAGGGCAGCGTGAAGCGCGACCCTAGCGCCGCCGGGAAGATTGGGCAGGGCAAGACAAGGCCATCCAAGCCGGCTCCTAGTGCAGCAACGATTGCACAAGTGGGAAGGGAGAGGCGCGCCACACGCAACTTGAATGCCGCGATGAAACGCGAGGGTGAAGGCCCCAACAGCAAGGCATCGCGCAGCGCATCAGTCGCCAAGCGAGCCCGAGCAATCTATGCAGGCAAGGTTGACCCCAAAGCAAAAACTGGTGCTCGGCTGACCAAAACAACCGATTCCGAAGCGTTGCGGAAGCGGATGAAGAAGATGAAGGACAACAACGCAGCCAAGCCCACCAGCAAGCCCGCGGCCAAGCCTGTTCGGCGTGGTAGTGGAATTACAACCGCAAAAGCTGAACGCATTGTCGCAAGAGTTGACGCCAATCGCCCAGGTCAGCGGCGCGCATTGGGTTCGGCAAGGCGCAATAGCAACGCTTCAAGAACACAAGAACGAGCTACAGCTTTCCTACTTGCTCCTTCGCGTCGTGCGCTAAAGCGAGGTCAAAGAATTGGCACAACTGAATCCGTGCGTCGAGCGATTGCAAATGCGCGCAAAGCTCGCTAAGCTCCAGCCGAAAACACGTCACACCATGGAAGACTTTCTTGCCGCGGTCACTCAGACCATGAGCGACTCTGAGCTAACAGCGGTAGAGCTGATTGGCTGCTTAGAGATCGTCAAGGCTGAGCTGATGGAATCACTCTTTAACGCTGACGAAGAATGAAACCTACTGTTACGGCTGTTGGCCGGTTGCTTAAGCCCAAGGGCAATGAGCCCCGCGTTTACAAGGTGATTGCAGTCAAGCCTGATGGCACCGTGAAGACTGTCATCAGCGAGCCCGCATGAGCCTGCTTGCGGGCATTTGCGAACCAGTACCGCTGCTGTCATTCATGCAGCAGCAGACGCCCGAGGACACTGCTGACCTGCTGGCCCGCATCCGCAGCGACCTCCACCCTGGGCAGCTTGCGTTCGTAGATGACACCGCAACGCAGATCCTTGGCATCAGTGCGGGCTATGGCGCTGGCAAGACCAGGGCGCTATGCGCTAAGGCCGTGATGCTGGCGGCAGTCAATCAGGGCTTCATTGGCTGCGTGATGGAGCCGACCGGACCGCTGATCCGGGACATCTGGCAGACGGACTTTGAGGCGTTCCTAGAGGCGTACGACATCCCGTACACATTTCGCGCGTCACCGCTGCCGGAGTACATGCTGCACCTGCCGGGCGGCGATACCAAGATCCTGTGCCGATCCTTTGAGAACTGGTCGCGCATTATCGGTCTGAACCTTGCATGGGTGCTGGCTGATGAGATCGACACCGTGACGCCCAGCATTGCTAACAAGGCATTCCCTAAGATCCTCGGCCGTTTGCGCTCGGGCAATGTGCGGCAGTTTGGCGCGGCATCAACGCCAGAGGGCTTCCGGTGGATGTGGAACACATTCGGCAGCGATGATGCCAAGCAGCGGCCAGACCGGCAGCTAATCAAAATGCGCACGGCGGACAATCCACACCTGCCACCGGACTTCATCGAACGGCTGCAGGCGAACTACGACCCGAGCCTGCTGCGGGCATACCTCGACGGCGAGTTCGTCAACCTGACGACTGGGCAGGTATATGACAGGTTCAATCGGGCAAAGCATGTTGCCGCCACAGTGCCGGACGTCGCCCGCGAGCCAATCCGCGTTGGTATTGACTTCAACGTGGGCAACATGTCTGCCGTGATCGCCGTGCGGCTTGGCAATGGCCTGCTGGTGATTGACGAGATCGCCGGTGCGCATGACACCGACGCATTGGCGCAAGAGATCCGCAGGCGGCACCCGCAGCAGCAGATCTACATCTACCCAGACGCAAGCGGCGGCAGCCGCAGCACCAACGCCAGCCAAACCGACATCCAGATCCTGGAGTCCTACGGCATGTCAAACCAGTCACCACGCAGCAACCCGCCAGTGCGCGATCGGGTATCAGCTGTGCAGGCGCTGCTGGAGAACGGCAAAGGGCAGGTGCGGCTGCAGGTGGCGCAGGGTTGCCGCCGCGTGATCGAATGCCTAGAGCTGCAGTGCTACAGCGACAAGGGCGAACCTGACAAGGATGCAGGGTTCGATCACATGAACGACGCGCTCGGCTACCTGGTGTGGCGTGAGTTCAACCCGCTGCATGCTGGCGCTGGCCGCAGCACTGGCATCAGGCTTTACTAGACAGCCCATCAATGACTGAAGCCGTAAACTGATGGCATTCTCAGCAACTAGCGCTCGTGTATAGCGGTTACAACTTCTATGACCGGCCGCTAGCGCAGCGCACCGTAGCAAAGGTCAACGACCCAAATACGAATTGGTATGCGCAAGAGCCGCATTGGCTGCTGATTGAAGATCTGCTGCAGGGCACCTATGGGATGCGTAAAAAGCATCGCCGCTATTTGCCGCAGGAGCCCCGCGAGCTGGATGAGTCCTACGACAATCGCCTATCCCGTAGCGTCTGCCCGCCGTACTACATCCGCCTAGAGCGCATGCTGGCGGGCATGCTGACTCGCAAGCCCGTCAGGCTGGATGACACCGCCGACATCATCCGTGAACAGCTATTTGACGTAGACCTGCAAGGCAACGACCTCAACGTGTGGACCTATGAGGCAGCCCGTAAGATGGTGCGCTATGGCCACGTTGGCACATT